GCTTATGACTGGTTGAAGACACAGCCCGATATACTGCCTACGGAACCAAACATCCGTGAGTGGCTCTTCAAACAGGACAAGACCAAACTCGCACGTCTCATGCAGGACGAAAACGGTTTCGCGTTTACGGACATGATCTTTAACGTGCGTAATTCACACTTGATGCTGAAGGGAAAACTCAAGCCTGAAATGGATGCTTCTTATAGCACTGCCGTTAAGTTGCCTCAGTCGATTCAGTACGATCCTACTGGGGCCAGTGTCGCCGTCCTTTCGCCTGCCTTCAGAGATCTGGTAAAGCGTGAACAGTTCATGCTACGCCCCAATGTCATGGTACTACAGCGAAAGAGCCCCGATGACGTTGTGGCGTTTCTGAACATGTTTGATCATCGTCCAGACGACCGTGGAGAGCGCACGTACATTGAGATCGATGAAACGCTATTCGACAAATCACAGGTGCGGGAGATAGCAGTGATGTATCTCAAGTATCTTGAATTGATTGGATTGCGTGACGATTACATCAGGTTCATTGAAGAGATGTTTACTCGCAATGTGTCGTCCATGAAGGCGGGTGTTAAGATGGCGCTGCGTGACCAAAATGTGTCTGGTGCAACGTTTACGTTGCATCGCAATAACGCTGTCAGTATGATCATTTTGGCACTTGCTCTTCAACGTATCAAGGATCAGATAGAGTTCATAATCATCATGGGCGATGATGTCACGGTGGCCGTGCGTGGTGCTGTGGACGTGGGTGATTGGGAGGCTGAACTCTCCCGTATGTTCAATATGAGTGCGAAGATACGCATGCATCAACACGGCTACATCTGCTCACAGGATATCGTGCACAGGGCGGATGGTACAACTACCCTTACACGGGATTCTGTTAAGGCAGGGCTATCCCTCATGCAACAAAGTTTGAGTGAGGAAGACAAGTTTGGTGAACTTCATGAGTCCTTCGCGGATAGTATGAAGTATATAGACGACCTTGCTACTCAGGAGTATCTACTACCCGCGTTGACTGCACGATGGAAGGAGACGCTACCTACTGCAACGCCCGAAGCCTTCCATTTGTTGCTCAAGGCTTTGTCAGCCGTCAAGCAGGACAAGTCTGCTCTGCGAAAGTTCTATAGCGAACACAAACACACTCGTTTCTATTAATTGCAAGTTGTT